AGGAAGCCTTACTCAAGAAGAGTGGTTGAAATTTGACGATCTCACTGAAAGCGTGCATAATGAGGTGCGTCCTACAGGCGGCACTGGAAATGTTAACGGCGTTTACACAGGACCTAAGTCAGAAGTAGCTCCATACGCTACAACTATTAAGGTTAAAAAACAAATGAAGGTAATCTACTACCTTCGTTTCTATATGAAAGAGGTAGACGGAAGTACTACGAAATACTACTGGTTAAATGACAATGCCCTTAAAAATGTATCTGTTACTGCGGCCAGCAGCAAGTTCCCTAAATACTCAAACATTTCAACTGTTAAGCCTGGAGATAAAGGTTTTGTAAGATCACGGTATCCTGGGGTCCTTGGAGTAACGTCGGGGCATTGCTTTGTATTTACAATGTACGTAAAGGAAGCAAACTTTAAACTAACCAATCCATTTACAGTTACTGCAAAGTTTACACCTTCTAACTTTGAGTATAGTAATAATACTCCGAACCCCTCTTCAACTGAAGTTACAATTACTAACGCTATGATTGCTGGTCTTAACCCAGGAATCAACTGTACACAGGCAGCTGTAAACCCTAAGCCTAACTCAAACTTTTTAGATGCGCTGCAAGACAAGGGCGTTAATAGTGGGTTCTATACCCAACCATCTGGAAGCGCACTAGCAGGATCTGATAAGGATGTTGCGGTTGTTCAAACCGTTTATGCTTACGACGCTTGTACAAAAGATGATAGCAAGCGGTGGATAGGTGTAAAATGGGGAAGAACCATATCTGCAGACAGAAAAAAAATTCTTGTAAAATATGTGGTGTACTATGGTTCTAAGTCTGGTCAAGGTTTTGATGCAAGCAAGTTTAAGCCTAAGTTTGAAGAAGTCACTAAAGGAACCGGGCGTATAACCTCTCCGTCTTTAGAAAAAATACTTGACACTATTATTGCTGCACGTGTAGGTAACTGTGCACCTGCTGCTAGTGGTGGTAGTGGTGGGGCAGATGAGGGTGACAAACCTCCCGTTATAGTTCGTCCTGTACCACCTAAGGACGCTCTACGTTGGAACCCGCCCCCACACATTGAGGCCAGAGGTGTTAATTTTGCATACAGGCTTGGTCACAGCCCCCTTTATAAACTTACCGGAAACGCAAGTGACGATGCTCTTAGAAACGAATTGTTCTATAGTTACTCTAAAGACTTACAAGCTAAACGCTTTGAACGTGGAAAAATCTTTCAGGATAAAATAACCGCTAAAGTTATGAATCTCGAAAAGGGAATATCTGTTATACCTAAAAAAGCTGATGTACTTCAATGGGGCTATCAGTTTATGTATAACCCTGAAACTATTAGATATCAAACTACAGACGGTTCGGGCATTGACTGGACATACGGCTCAAAAGATAAAGGAACAGTAATATCTGGAAGCCAGAGTATATCTTTTGATCTTTTAATTAATAGAATTCCTGACATGAACTATTGGGCTGCGCTTAATGGTCAGAGTGATGGGAGGCAAGCATATGTAGGCCCTCAAGTGGCTCCTGCTTCGGCATACGGTAGACAACTAGACGATGTAGAAATTCAAGGCATAATGAAACGTGGCACAGAGTACGACATAGAGTTTTTATACAGAGTTCTTACAGGAGATCCTATTAAAAACTCTCCTTTACTTGAGCCTGGGTATGCTAAAACAGCTCTTACATCTGATATAGGATATATAACTAAAGTGCCTGTATGGCTATACCTACATGACAACATGCGGTTCTTTGGGTATGTTGCTAGTATCGACGTTACGCATAGAATTTTTGATCAAAACATGATCCCTACATTAACTCGTATGAGTGTGGCCTTTAGTCGTTACCCTGCCTTTCCTGGTAAAGCACCTATCACTACATCTACCCCTACAACTACAGGAAACTAACTATGGCTATAGAACGCGTATCTCGATATTACGACGGTCCTTTATCTCAGACACAGCATAAGTACACAGGTGATTATGTAATCTCTGTCTACCGAGCATTTCCTGATAAACCAGAAATTAAATATGTACAGCATGTCTGGCAAGAGGGGGATAACTTTGCCACATTGGCAGAAGCATTCAAGCTTGGTCCTAAGTATTGGTGGGAAATATTAGATATTAACCCAGAAGTTTTAGACCCATTTGCTATAGTACCTGGCACTTTAATTAGGATTCCGTATGGCAATTAATACACAGAGCCCAGGATATATTCCTTTTGTATGGCAATCCTCTGGTGATCTTGTTGACTTTGAGGTGTCTTTTCCAAAAGCCCCAGACTTAGACGTATTGCTTATTGGCGCTGAGCTGTACCAGGTTGGAAACGACCACGACATGTTAGTGCTGCATTTTAAAGGAAGACCAGATCCTAAACAAAACGCTATCCTTTCTAAGGATCCAGTAGTTTTTAACTTTAGATCTCAGAAACTTAAGTCTACTTGGTATGGGTACGTTAACTACATCGATCAACCTAACACAGTTATTGGTGGAAATACAGACATTGTATGCATAGGGCCATCTTTTTTTCTTAAAGAAACATCTCAAAAGATTTACAAAAATGTTACGGCCGATCAAGTAGTGTCAAGGGTTGCAAATAAGTATCGCCTACAAGCGGTAACCCAGCGACACCCAAGAGTAAAAAACAGCATAGTTCAGGGCGGGCAAAGCGACTGGCAACTACTACGCCGTCTTGCTAAGGTAACAGGCTTTGTGCTTCGATGTGAAAACACCTCGCTTTTATTTGTCTCTAAAGATAAAATTTATAAAGATAAGAAAAACTCTGCCCCTTATTTTTTCTATGCTTCTGGAGATGATAACTCGGGCACTACAACTGCTGAGATAAGAATGTTAGGTACATGCTTTGCTTTTAAAGTTCTTACTTCTGATAGTTCACCTGACACCGGAGTTCGTGTAGATCGAGTTATTACAGGAATGCATGCTCAGAACGGAACAGTTATTTCAACAACTCATAAGCACAAGTCAGGTGTAAAGGGAAATGCTGGTGTAGTAGTTCCAAATGAGGAGTACTTTCAGCAATGAAAAACTTCTCAAACGATAGTATCTCTGTTGATGCCCCAGCATCTTTTCAAGCTCACCATGTATTTGAGGTAGCTACTTCTTTTGCTGACGCACAGCATATTGCAACTGACTATAACAACGCTAACAAGTACCAGCATAGAGCGGTAGTAAGTATTGTTGGCCACGCCCCTCTTCGTCCTTACGACCCTATTTATCTTGATGGGTTGCCTAACGGTATGTCAGGATACTGGACAGTACTAGCTGTTAAGCATATTTTTGGTGGTCGTCCTGCTGACTTTATGCAAGAGTTAGTTGTGGGAACAGATACCTTAGGAGATACAAATCCTGATGCAGCAACAAACTCTTCATATAGAGATGTGCAATCTGAGCTATCTGGGCAGTCTTTAGAAACCGCAAACACTACGCTTACAGAATACTCCCTGTCACCAAACTCAACTCCCGTAGCTCCAAACTATGGAGACACTCACCTTACACAGGTAAACTCTACTAGCTCAGTTGGCGTACCAGAGATGGGCGAGGCGGACCCTTTCAGCACAACCCCTCCTAATTTATCTCAGATTACAAATGTGATAAAATGGACTGCTACTGACTCAGGAAGGGTGATTCAATGACTACTGCACCAGAACCAGGCTTAGGCTTTAATGAGGATCCGCAAGGACGACTTAGGTTTTATGGCATCTATTCTGGAATTGTTGCTCCGGGAATAGACCCACTTAAAAAGAACAGAGTCTTGCTACAGATAAGCATGCCTACCGGAACTGCAGTGACTAACTGGGCTGAGGCATGTCTACCTATAACCTCCAACTCTAATCATCCAGACCATCTACCACATACAGCCGCAGAAATTGCTGCTCTTCTTACAACTACTCCTGTATCTGTAACAGACTCTCGAGGGGATACAGAGACAGTGCCTGCATTGACCGTGGTAGCAAAGACTGGCGCAGGTCAACTAAACCATGCATATACAAGACCATCTACTCCAAAGACGGTAAAACAAATGATTGATGCGTCTGGAAAAAGTTACATTGTTAAAAACGCACCTATATCAAAGACTGACTCTAATGAGAAGAGCGCGTATACTGCTACAAGTGGGCTTAGTGCACCAGGCCTTACCAGCTCAGACACATCAATAAAAATTCCGGAGCACACATTCCACAGAAACCTACCTGTTGTAGGGCAGAAGGTTTGGGTCATGTTTGTAGCCGGAGACCCTGACTTTCCCGTATGGATTGGAGTACAGTCGTGACCACAAGTATCACATACCCATATACAATCAATGTTAATGGCACAGTGTCATCCTCGGTAACAAGTACTAAGCTCTATTTAGATAGGGTCTTAACATTAGTAAGTACTTACAAAGGCCAACGGCCTATGACGCCGGAGTATGGTGTAGACTGGTCTGGAGCGCTATTTGAAAATGACAGCGACGCTAGAATTGCAATACCTATTGCTATAAAAGAAGCAGTATCTAAATGGATTCCTGAGGTGGAGGTAACAAACGTGGGTATAAATTTTGACGTTCTTGAAGGAATTGAGTATGTAACTTTAGAGGTGGCTTTGCCTGACGACACTGTTACAACAATGAGTATTAACACAGCAACATTTAATATGGACGGAACGGTTACCTACTAAAATGCAAATTGACTATACATCTAGAGACTTTGAATCTTTAAAGGCGGATCTAATTGATCTAATCAAAGATAGAACCAACAGTGACTGGGACCCTACTGATTACTCAGACCTTGGTTATGTACTGGTAGAAGCGTTCTCTTATATGGGAGACATTATGTCTCACTATTTAGACAGAATTGCTAATGAGGTGTCTATCGATACTGCTATTCAACGTAAAACACTACTGTCTTTAGCTAAGCTGTATGACTACAAGCCTTCTGGACCAACACCTGCAGAGATCAGCATTCTCTTTACTAATGTAGGTTTAGAGTCTATTGATATTCCTCTTAAAACCCAAGTACTAGCTCCGTTATCTTACGGCCCATATTCTACAGTATACTTTGAAACTACAGATTCTGCTACAGCTCTTGCTCCAGAGGCGTCAATTACTCTGACTGCTAAAGAAGGAAAAACAGTAAACACAGATCGTCCCGACCTTATCGACAGCACATATAACAAAGCTCTACCAGCAAACCTAGGAACTTCAAGTGGTTCACAAAGCCAATCTTTTCTTATTGTAGAGTCTGGAGTTATTGATGACTCTATTGCTGTGTATGTTGGCCAGGGAGCAGCATTTAGCATATGGTCATACGCTGATTCTCTTTTAGAGTACGGCCCTACAAGTACAGTATTTACTACTGAACGCAATGAAAATGGAACCCTTAACGTTATCTTTGGTGACGGTGTTAATGGGTCCATCCCACCAGCGGGTCAACTCATTAGTGCTACATACAAAACAAGTGTTGGCTCTGCGGGAAACATTAAATCACTTGCTGTTTCAGAACTGACTTTTATTCCTGGAAATACAGACCCGCAAGCCCTTACCTATCTTACAGTTACTAACCCGGCCCCGTCGTTTGGTGGGGCAGACGCTGACAACACTTCTCAGCTTAGAGCAAAGATAAAAGCAGCAGTGTCTGCTAGACGTCGCGCCATTACATTAGAAGACTACTCTAATCTAGCTCTTTTAGTTTCTAGAGTAGGCAAAGCAAATGCTAGCTCTAGTATTTACTCTAATGTAAACCTATACCTACAGAGCCAAGAAAGCAACGAAGCTGCTCCTGGCTACCCACAAGTAATTATAACAACAGCTGCTGGATCTGGTTCTGCAGTAACTTATACAACAGAAGTACCTCACGGTTTCTCTGTAGGCAACATACTAAACATATCTGGTTTATACCTTTCTCAGTATAATTTACAGGGTGTAGCAGTTGCTTCGGTCCCTTCAGATACAGAATTTACTGTAACAAGTACTGTTACTGGTACCTGGGTTTCTGCAACTGCTAATGGTAGAACTGGTTTAGGAATTAAACTTACCCCAACGTCTAACTGGTATGCAATTGCGTCAGCTGTAGAGCTGTATATGGCAGATAAAATTCCTGCTGGAATTACACTGAATGTGTTACCACCTACTTACGTACCTGTTTATATTAATGCAGCGGTTTCTATTCAGGACACTTACAAACAATCTAATATTAAGCTGGCCATCTATAAAGCTTTATTGGGAACAGATGGGCTATTCCAATACAGCAATAATACTTTTGGTGGAAGCGTGCCATTGTCTTCTGTAATCTCAACTATTCAATCAATACCTGGTGTAGTTTCTACATCAATTACAAAGTACAATACAACAGACGCCTCAAGTGCTGCAGACTTTACAGTAAGCGCAAATCAAATTCTTTACTTAACGTCATCTAACCTGGTGTCGACCGTATCTGGTGGAATTGCTTAGGGGAGAAATTAAATGGCAAAATATGGAACGCGACGATATGGGTCTGGTTTTAGATACGGAGAGCCTTCTCCAGTAGGCGTCTACTATGAGGCAAATCTTATAG